TCGCATTTCTTCGTTGTAGGTGTATCCACGCCAGTTGCTCCTTGTAGCATATCGCTCGCACAGTTTCATAAACATCAGCGCAAGTTTTTTGGTCATCTCACCGTGATCCTTAGAAAACTCTCCAGTTTCTAAATCACCTCGCCAGTGGCTGCGGCCCACAATATAAGGCTTCTTGTCTTCGTCCAGTCTGTACTGTTCAAACGGAGGAAAGTTCACTCGCACATGATTGAGATCCAGCACAGGCACATCCAATATTTCTGCCAGTGGATCCTCTGCCACATCATCTAACTCGAATATGTCTTCTAGTTTTTTGCGTTTGGCTTCGGCCTTGGTAATCTTCTTAGGTGCCATTGGGATGTGATCCCAACAAGTGATTCGAAACACTAAGTCAGTGTTGGGAATTTTCTTTTGGTCAATCACTTCACCTGTTTCGCGTTTGATACGATCAGCACGATTTTTTCGTGCTTCTACCACTGTGCGTTGATTGATTTTGTCTAGACTGGGCAGGATCAAATCAAATTGGTGATCCAACACTCGATCTCGATACCAGCAATAGGTGTTCTTGCTGTGGTGTATTTCTTTCAAAATATCACGGTTGTTTAGATAATTGACACGAGGTGCCGCTTTTGGTAATAAAGTCATGTTATGACAAGGTCTCCTTATTAGGATTGTAGCATATTTACAACAATTGTCAACCTCTTGTTAAACTACGCCGTTTTTGTCAGCGGTAAATAAGCTATAGGAAACAGACATGGCCTACGATCCAAAAAAAGCAGCACTATTTAATCAACTTCGTCAACAAGGCTTGAGCGAAGATGCCGCCGCCGCTCAGGCAGGAATACCATTGGGAGACGGAAATTATGTAATCAGTGGAAAATTTAATGCTGACGGAACAAGGAATCCAAACCCTGGTACCATGGGCGCTGACGTACAAGGATCCGGCAAAGTTGCCGGTCGTGATTTTGATGTAATAAGCGCAGCCGACCAGGCAGAAAGTGCTAGGTTTGACCAAGGACTTCAAAGTTCACCAAACTTTGAACAAGTTGATTTTCAGGTAGAAGCCAAAAATCCACCTGGCAAAGTAACACCAATCAACTACAACACTACCAGTACAGAAAATGTAAGTGGCGGCGGATCTACTGAAACTATTGCTGGCCCACGCACTCCTACAAGAGAGAGTCAAGCATTTGCTACTGCTGCCTCTGCAAAGCAAGCTGAAATTAATCAGTTCTACAAAGACAACCCCAGCAACTATGTTCGCGAACGCCAAGGCCTACCTCTTCTAACACCAGAAGAAGAAGCAGCAAACAATGCACAAGCAGCAGAACTTCGGAAGCAAAAAGCTGCATTAGTTGACAAACAAGTAGACGCTGAAACTCCGGGCACCCCAACAGTTATAACAACACCAAACACTACCACCACCACACAAACTGTGACCAGTGGAACCACCGCAGTAAACACTCCGGTGCAGGCACCAGCTGGTGATGATCCAGCAATAAATCAACAAACTGAAATACAACTTGGTACTACTCTAAGTAATCCAGTACGTGCAACTGCCACCAGTCCGCTGCCAGCTGATGGTGATGAAGCACTGGCTGCTGCTCAAGCCGAACAAGAACTTATTGACTTACGCATAGCTGCCGAATCAGCCACTCCTGTTGATTCAGTTACTGAAGGCCTATTGTTAGAACAAGAACAACTGAGACAATTCCAAGCTGATGAAGAACTCAGTGCTAGATTGGATCGTGCAGCCGATGTTCCTCTAACTGATGAAGACGCCGCTTTACAAGCACAAGAACTTGCTGACTTACGTATAGCTGCTGAATCTGCATCACCAGTTGATACTGATCCAGATGGCTTGTTGGCACAACAAGAAGCAATTCGTCAAGCACAAGACGCCGCTGATCTCAGTACCGCACTTACCTACGAAGCCGCGCCGGTTCCGTTGTCTGCATTGAATGAATCTGAGTTTGGCGCAACAAATGTGGTGCAAAATCAAGCTGATGTAGATGCCAATAACTCTGTGGCTCGTGGTGCTACTAACCGAGCTCAACAACAAAGCACACTGCAAACTCGTGTGAATCAACCTGCGGCAGCTGATTGGCGTGTGAGATTGAGCTTGGCTCCAAATGCTACCTATCTTTATCGAGCAGCCAGTCCAGGCATACTTGCACCTCTAGCTGCTACCAATGGCGTGATATTTCCATATACACCTAGCATTGACACCAGTTACACTGCCAACTACGACAAAACAGATCTAACACACAGTAACTATAGAGGTTATTTTTATAAGAGTAGTTCAATTAATGATGTAAACATTCGCGGAACTTTTACTGCACAAGACACAAGAGAAGCACAGTACTTGTTGGCAGTGATACATTTCTTTAGGTCTGTTACAAAAATGTTTTACGGTCAAGATGCTGAAGCTGGTACACCTCCACCATTGGTATACCTGTCGGGACTTGGTCAGTATCAGTTTAACAATCACCCTTGTGTGGTCACAAGTTTCACCTACAATCTTCCAACAGATGTAGACTATATTCGTGCCAATGGATTTAACAACATTGGATTGAACTTGGAAAATCGTAGAACTCAAAGTTCAGGACCATCCGTAGGTGGCAGTTTGGGCACTGTGATAGCTATCATTGATAGATTAAATAATGCAGGATTAAAAAATAAGTCACTAACTGATGTTCCTAGCCCTGGTGCTGTCAATCAAAATGTAACCAATCAAAATTCTGTCAACAGCACTTACGTACCTACCAAAATGGACATTTCTATTCAACTGTATCCAATACAGACTCGCACACAAGTCAGTCAACAGTTTAGCCTAAGAAGTTTTGCCAATGGTGATTTACTCAAGGGAGGATTCTGGTAATGGCTGTTTCATATCCTAGTACCAGTGCATATTTTACCACGGGCTTCAATCAATTTTACTTGGACCTCATGGTCAATCGACCTATTCCTAAAGAAAGCGATGATAAGTTGTGGATTATAAATGTCACCTATCAATATCGACCAGACTTGTTGGCCTACGACTTGTATGGCGATGCTGGCCTGTGGTGGGTGTTTTATCAACGCAATCCTAATACTCTAACTGCACCTCCCTTGGACTTTGCTACCAATACTAAAATTTATCTTCCAAAGATCACCACATTACGATCAACTTTGGGATTCTAACACATGGCCACCAGTCCAGAAACTACTCCTACTACCAATGCAGGTGACGGTGATCGAGGCACCACTGCTCCTGTAAGAACATTTACTCAAACACAAGCTACGTCATTTGCTGATCCAAGGCTACTGACAAATTCTACTGGTGGTATTAATACTGTCACTGGTGAAGCCATTAATACCGCTCCGCCAACCAGTCCAGGTGTTGGCCAATATGATGATGCAACAGGTGGCGCCGGTACAAATGTTGATCAAACACCAAGCAATGATGCTGGATCAACATACGGTGGTGCCACACAAGAAGAATTTGATGCAATTGCCAAAGCACAACAAGGCACAGTGACAGGTGCATTAAACAGCAACAGTCGTAGACAAATTGTACCTCGTGGCAACATACTAGATAGATTTGCCAGTTATACCTATCGTGCCAGCGTGTATCTTATGAATCCTCAAGAATACGCACAGCTAGTTAGAAGCAATAAAAAAAATATAAACGGTTACAATTTATTATTTCAAAGTGGTGGAGCACCAGCTGGCAAAGGTGGCTTTACAGGTGCATTAAATGCAAATGCTAACGATGCAACTGGCGGTGCCAACACAATCAATATTAATGCAGCAGATGCAGGGCGTAATCCTGCGTTTCCAGTAGATTTTTATATTGACAGCATCACTATTAACAATTTGATTCAAGGCAAGAGCACAGGTACAGCACACACTGTATCTGGATTGAAGTTCACGGTGATTGAACCAATGGGTATTACATTGATTGATAGAATATATCAGGCTGTGCAAGATCACGCTCCTAAAGAAGAAGGCACAGGAAAAATAAATTATTCTACAGCGCAATATCTCATGGTGTTGCGATGGTATGGATATGACATTGATGGCAACTTGATCAAAGGTGGTCCAACACTCAGTGATCCAAATGCTGTGGTAGAAAAATTTATTCCATTTTGTATCAATAGTATCAATTGGTCAGTTGGTAAATCATTAGTCACTTATGATTTTGATTGTACACCAGTAGGACAAATTATTGGTGGCGGAACACGTCGTGGCACTGTGCCATATGATATTCAACTCAGCAGCGGAACTGTAGCTGGAATACTAGGTGGCTCTGCAATATATACAAATACAACAGCCGCGACTGCCGCTGCCCCTGGCGCCTCTACTACAATTACCCCTGTGTTGCAAGGAGAGTTCGGAGAAGAAACAACAACTACTCCGCCGCCTCCCAAAGCCAATGCAGCCGGTAATCCTAGCAAAATTATCAAAGCTGGACTTATGGGTGCATTGAATGAATTCAATCAACAGTTGACTAACGGCGCCAGACCAATATATCAGTATCCAGATCAATATGAAATAGTTTTTGCCGGAGAAGCCAAACAACTCATTGGTGATGCAACAATTGTGTTACCAGGCACAAAAAAAGAAGCTAATAAAACTTCAATGGGTGTGGTTCCAACAAAGGATGCCAGAGCCGCCAGTCCTGACACAGATCAAAAAAATATTACACAATCTACCAAAAGCATTGTTGCCGGACAGCCTGTAGTACAAGTAATCGAAGAAGTTATTAGAAACAGCAGTTACGTTACCAGTCAACAACTGACACAAATCAATCCTCTTACCAACGAAGAAGAATCAAATCCTACTGCCAGAAACAAACCTGTAAACTGGTTTAGAATAAATTTTGAAGCAGTTCCAACCAAGCCAGATAATTTACGGAATGATTATGCATACAAGATACGTTATATCATCAGCGTTTATAAACTTGACAAATATGATAGCAAATATTTTCCCGTAGGAACTTTTAGAGGGGTCCATAAAAGTTATCCTTGGTGGTTTACTGGAAAAAATACCTCAATTATTGATTATCAAGAAACTTTAAATTCAGCTTATACCATGTTGGTTAGCGGTAGCAATCCTCAAGACTCTTCAGCCGAAGTTGAAAGAAGAAAAGTTGCAGCCTCCATGCGAGATTTGGTAATTTACTCATATGGTGCTACTAGTAGCGAATCCATGCAAGGCAGTAAAGAACGAGGTAACGAGGCAGCAGCCAATATGGCAGACAGTTTGTATGCCAGTGCAGATCTTGGCACTACTAAGATGCGTATCATTGGTGATCCTGCATGGATTCAACAAGGCAGCCTTAGTGGAAGCATTAACGCAGAAAATCTTGACACCAGCAGTTTTTTGCCTGACGGTACAATCAACTATGATGCTGAACAAATATTATTTGAAGTCAATTGGAATAGACCGGAAGATTACGATCTTGGCACAGGACTAAGCACTCCTAATGGTAAAAAAACTCCTATCAGCAGAGTATACATAGCATCATCTGTCACTAGTGAATTCAGACAAGGTAAATTTGAACAAACCATCGAAGGGCTGTTGTTTAATTTACCAAAACCAGACGGATCAAACAAGGCAATAACTGCCCCATTGCCTGTGAAACAAGTTGATCGAGGAAATGCAAGATCTGACGAACAAATACGATTGGCTCTTGCCGCTGATGCAGCAAAACGAGCAGGAAATAGCAGTAACTCTACTGCGTTGGCACCACAATTGAATGTAAATCCCAGCAGTAATTTGCCACAAACTATAACTACAGCACCACCTGGTCCCAATGATGGTGCAGTACCCGCTCCACCACCCGCTCCACCAACTTCGGGCAGCGGAGAAAATTTAGACGTAGGAGATCCGTTTGTGCCACCAGGTCGATTGTCTGGAGATTCCATAGAAGGCGTTCAATCAACTCCACAAATTATATCAAGAGATTGGTAAGAGATTATTAAGGACTAACAATGGCAGAGCAAATTCAACGCAGTAGAGGACGCAGTCAAAATTATAAAATGGACCGAGGTGGTGTACCTGCGGAATTTGGTCCTTTCTACGGCATTGTAAAAAATACCAATGATTCAATAAGATCAGGGCGCATACAAGTATACATTACAGCATTTAGTGACGGTGATGAAAATGACGAAACCAAATGGACTACAGTAAATTACATGCCGCAGTTCTTTGGATCAACACCATACAATCCTGCCAAGCAAGGGGTGGGCTCATACATTGACGGTAATTCCAACAGTTATGGCATGTGGTTCACTCCGCCTGATGTGGGAATCACAGTGCTGTGTGTGTTTGTAAATGGTGACCGCAGTCAAGGCTATTACATTGGCACAGCACCTGATCAAAGCATAGGACACATGGTTCCTGCCATTGGCGCTGCACCAGTTGCTACTCAAGTAATTGCAGAAAATGCAAATCAAGCGGTATATTTTAAAGGAGCATCGCAATTACCAGTGGTTGAAATCAACACCAATAATCTTGCTCTTGAAGAAAATGCTAGATTTTTTGATGCTCCTAAGCCCATACAAAGTGTAGTTTCGGAAACCATGTTTCGTCAAGGCTTGATTAAAGATCCACAACGTGGTCCTATATCGAGTAGCAGTCAGAGAGAAAGTCCCAGTGCTGTGTTTGGTGTTAGCACACCCGGACCAGCGGTGTATCAAGGTGGCATGAAACTGGGGGAAATACAACGAAAAGTTCAAACTGGACAATTGAAACCTCAAGATCTCAATGTGATTGGTCGTGTGGGTGGTCATAGCATTGTGATGGATGATGGCGATGTTGATGGCAATACCAGACTGATACGATTTAGAACCACAGCTGGTCATCAAATCACAATGAGTGACAGCGGAGACTTCTTTTACATCACTCATGCCAATGGCCTGGCTTGGTTTGAACTTGGCGCACAAGGCACGCTAGATGTGTATGCCACAAACTCAATCAACTTGCGCACACGTGGCGACATTAACTTGCATGCTGATAGAGACATCAACATGTATGCTGGCGGCAGTATCAAAGCCAAGGCTGCAGAAGATATTACTTTGCAAGCTGATGCAGACCTTACAGCTATTGCACAACAAAATTTAAAACTATACAGCAAAAATTACATTGGTATAAAGGCCGACGGCAGTTTGGCATTACAAAGTGCTAGTGGAAGTTGGAACGGTGGCAGTGCATTAAAATTTACCGCAGGCGGTATTGATCTCAACGGACCAGCAGCTGACTCGGTATCAGCGCCCAACAACTTGACCACAACTGTTTTAGATGATACTACATTTAGTAGTGCCACTGGTTGGACAGTCAAAACAGGTGGCCTAGACAGTATTGTGACGCGAGCACCCACGCACGAACCATATCCCTATCACAACAAAGGCGTGGACATTGAAATTCCACTAGAAGCAGGGCAGCCGCCGCCTAATCCCAGTGCAGTGCCTATTCCAGCTGGCATAGAAATAACTAGAAGATCATGAGCGAATTTACATTTTCTCTCAATCAATTTGGAATTAGCTCTGCAATTAACGAAGCACGGGCATCGGCACCTAGCCAGACCGCTGTAACTAATTTTGAATCTGGGCAGTACTCAAACACTAAAGATAAAGATTTAACTTATACCGGCGATGATTACATTGTTTGGGATCGAGTCAATGAAGAAAGATTACGCCGCGGCCTTCCAAGTTTAACCAAATTAGGATATCCGAGACCACTCGATGCGCCAACGCAACAACCTTCAAGTGTAGGTAACAACGGGCTACCAGAAACATTTAAAATCAAAGGTCCTCCGGGCATGACATATGAACAAGCAAAGGCAGTGTTTGATCAACAGGTCAACAGTGGTGGACTTGTTGGATTTAAAGTTGGAGACACCGCAAGTGCAGCTACACAGGCTGCTGCCGGGTTAGCATCTGCACAAAGTCAGCTCACACAAGGACTGGCATCATTATCTAGCAAATTACCCGCAGGTACAAATCTGAACAGTCTCACAGCCAGTATAGGCGCACTTGGACAAGGAGCAGGCACACAAGTGGCCAGCGCACTTCAAGGTGGCGCGGCCGCATTCAATTCACTGACTACCGGCGCAGGCGCCGCCACTGCTGCTATCAGCGCATCATTAGCTGGCGCAGGCGCTGGAGTTTCATTACCGTCAACATCAGCCATCACAGGTGCGTTAACTGGTGCCGCTGCACGAGTAGGCAGTTTGGCTAGCACCGCAGTTGGTACCATATCTGGATTGATTAAAGGAACTCCTACAAGTGGTATCAATGTGGCAGACTTTGCCAAACAAGGACCAGCATTAACTGGACTTGGTAGCATGAGTTTACCCGATGTAACAAGCACATTGGCTCAAGCGTCAAAGTTGGTAGGTCAAAGTGCAGACACTATTAGTAACACAGCAGGTGCAGGTAAATTTGGACTTGATGCCAGTCAACTTGAACGATGGGGTCTTGTTAAACCAGGAACTGCTGCTACATTTTTGGCACAAGGCAGTAGTAATCTTACCAGTGTGTTAAAAAGTCCCACAGTGTGGACTGGCAGAGATGGTGTGAAAAGTCTTGATGGGTTGCTGGGCAACGAAGGGCTTCAAAACAAAATTCAGCAAGGATTGATGACTTCTGGTGTGGCTGATTTAAAATCATTGGGAATCCCCACAGACAAACTAACACCACAAGCACTTAGCGGTCTGGCCACCAATGCCGCAAAGAGTGTGCCTGACACACTAAATTGGGCCAAAAATACTCCTGGGTTACCGGCTGACATCAAATCCAAATTTGATGCTGCCGCAGTTAATGGTGCGTTTGCTGTAAATTTGGCGCAAACTAAAATAAACCCGTCCATGCTTCAGGAGTACACACCTATAGCTGCTATTGATACTGTAAACACAGACACACTTGAAGCAGCCGCTAAACGCATTGTGGGTAATGCCAAAGTGCCTAGTATTTTGCCGGTAGCCATAGAATCTAGTGCTTATTCCAATACCAAAGACGAGGACTTGATTTACACTGGAAATGACGAGATAGTGTGGGATCGGGTGAATGCCGAAAGACTGCGCCGGGGACTTCCGAGCCTTACCGCAATAGGCTATCCAAGGCCCGAAACTACCGCATAAATATTGTTATGACTACCTTTGTTGGCTTCAACACTCAGAATCAATACAAAAAATTCACACTTGTGGACTTTGAATTGGTCAAGCGCGATCTCTTGAATGCGTTTAATATTCGTCAAGGTCAACTGCCTGGCCGTCCGGGATATGGCACAGTATTGTGGAATTATCTGTTTGAAAATCAAGTTGACGCTGTTCAACAAGGCATCATTGATGAAGTGCAACGAGTGGCTGGTGGCGATCCTAGAATATTCATTAGTAACATCAACGTGTATCCTCAAGAAAACGGCATGCTAATTGAAATAGAAATACAAACAGTAGGCGGGGTCGATGCTGAAATACTAAGTGTATTCTTCAATCAAGTCAGTCGTTCAGCCAGCTATGTATAACTACGCCGTTTTTTATCTACATAAATAACAGATAAAGAATACAAGGCCCAGACGCAATGGCAAAAACCACTAGACAAACAGCGATATTTGGTGTAGAAGATTGGAAACAAATCTATCAAACCTATCGCGAAGCAGACTTTCAAAGTTATGATTTTGAAACTCTACGCAAGAGTTTTACTGATTACCTGCGTTTGTACTATCCAGAAACATTCAATGACTACATTGAATCATCAGAATACATTGCCCTGCTGGACGTGATTGCGTTTATGGGTCAAGCTCTTGCTTTCCGTACAGATTTAAACACAAGAGAAAACTATTTAGACACAGCAGAACGCAGAGACTCGGTTACTAGATTGGCTAACTTGGTCAGTTACACTGCCAAACGCAATACCGCAGCCCAGGGCTTGCTCAAAGCATTCTCAGTGACCACAACAGAAAATGTCACAGACTTTAATGGCGTTAACTTGGCCAACGTTACGGTAAACTGGGCTGACCCCACAAACTTTGACTGGTTGGAACAGTGGAATGCCATTGTGAACGCATCTTTGGTTAGCAGTCAAAAGATTGGCCGTCCTGCTAATCGTCAAACTATCCTGGGTGTTGACACCAACGAATATGGCATTAACTTGGTGCCAGGATTTTTGCCGGTGATCCCTTACACTGCTACTGTGGATGGTGTGAACATGCCGTTTGAAGCCACAACTTCTACCACAGCTGGACAAGATTACATTTACGAACCCAGTCCAAAACCTGACACCACATTTAATATATTATATCGCAATGATCAGTTGGGGTATCAATCAGCCAACAACGGATTCTTCTTTTTCTTCAAACAAGGTACACTGCAAAATCAAGACTTTAATTTGGCCGAACGCATTGCCAATCGCACAGTAAACATTAATATTGAAGGCGTTAACAATGAAGACCGTTGGTTGTTTCAGTTAGACAATGTAGGCACAGTCAGTCGAGAGTGGACATTCACTGAAAACATTTACTCAGCGGCCGCAGAACAAACAGCAACCTTAAGACCAATATTTTCTGTTACCAGCAGAACCAATGATCAGATTACCATGGTGTTTGGCGATGGTGTGTTTTCAGAAATACCGGTGGGCATCTTCCGTGCGTATGTTCGTGCTTCAAACGGCTTGCAATATATTATCAATCCTGCTGAAATGCAGAACGTGGTACTGCCAATCAGTTACATTGACCGCAATGGCAATCTGCAAACCATTACATTTACCTGTGGTATCACGCAGCCTGTGAGCAATGCACAAAGTCGTGAAAGTATTGATGCTATCAAGCAACGTGCTCCAGCAAGATACTACACTCAGAATCGCATGGTCAATGGCGAAGATTACAATCTGTTTCCATTCACTCTATACAATTCAATTATCAAAAGCAAGGCCTTGAATCGTGCTTCAATTGGTACCAGTCGTTACTTAGACTTGGTAGACAACACAGGCAAGTATTCATCAACCAATACATTTTCTAGCGATGGTGCCATGTGGGAAAATAATATTCTTCCTACCACGCTGTTTGCCTGGACCAACCGTAACGAAATTGCTGACCTTATTACCAATCAGGTGCAACCGGCCATTGCTGGTGCCACATTCAATCAGTTTTACTATGCAAACTTTCCAAGAATAACTGTGAACACTGGTGCTACTGCACTCAGCACCTGGAATCAAAGCACAACACTGGCTAATGAAACCACTGGCTATTTTCAAACTGCGTCAGGCGTACCAATTATATTTGATTCTTCAAGCAGTACTGTGTTCAGATATGTTACACAAAAAAGTTTGATTAAATTCATAGCTCCGGTAATCAATGGGCAACCTTATTACTTTGATGCTAACAACAGATTAAAACCTGGCTTGCCAACTAGACCCGAAGACCATTTGGAAATTTGGGCCAGTCCACTTGCCATAGTAGGTGATGGCAGCAACGGAGGAGTTGGCAATTTAGCCAATGGTCAGGGTCCTGTGGCACTCAACAACTTTGTGCCTACTGGTGCTATTGTAGAAACTATTATTCCTGTGTTTCTTACAGATTTAAGCAATACCATAGAAGAAGAAATGACACAACAAATTTTGTTGTACAGAAATTTTGGTCTTGGATATGACAACGACGGATCAGTCACAGGTACTGCCGGTACATGGTACATTATTACCAGTACAAACTTAAATGCTGATGCAACTTGGAGTCAAACTTACGCAGGCAATACATCTGGACAAAATTTAGACGCAAGTTGGATGGTACAGTTTGTGGCAGTGGACAACAAATACACAATCTCATACCGCGGACTTGCCTATTACTTTGGCTCGGTGTTACAAACAAGATTTTTCTTCTACGGCAACCAAAAGATTTACGACAGTCGCACAGGCACCACAATTAGAGACTTTATTAATGTGTTGGCAGTAAATACCAAACCAGACAGCTCATCTCCACTGCCTGGCGACATTTACACCACAATCATTGGCCAACCTGTAGAGTCAGATGGTTATGTTGATGACTTCCAAGTGTTGATCAGTTACAGAGATAGTGACAGTGATGGTGTGCCTGACAACCCAGACTTCTTCAATGAAATTGTTGCTCCGTCGGTCAACCCCAATCTCAAACTGGTGTTCTTGCAACAAACTGTGGACTTTGACAATTTGCAAAGATATTTGCTGGCTGAACCTGGGGTGGTGAATTCAGAGTATCCCACATTGGATTCAATTGAATTGGTCAAATTCCAATACTCACCTGGGCAAGTGTTTTATGCCTACAGCGATGAATTGTTTTATACACTAACAGTCAACAGCGCAGGCGTAAGAATCATAACTCAAAATGCTGAAGGCGAGTGGATCGCCAGAACAGGACGTCAAGCATTGTACTTCCAATATCGCCACAACTCACCATTGACCAATAGAATTGATCCAGGCACCACTAACATTATTGACTTGTACGTTGTGACACAAGCATACTATACTGCCTATCAAAATTGGTTGACAGATACTACTGGTACAGTGACAGAACCCAGCGTTCCGACCATTGATGAACTCAGTACCGAGTATCAAGGGCTTGATGAATACAAGATGTTGAGCGACAACATTATTCTAAACTCTGTGGCGTTTAAACCTTTGTTTGGTCCCAAAGCAGCCAAAACATTGCAGGCCACAATCAAAGTTATTCGTGCTCAAAATTCCACAGCCAGCACTAGCGAAATACAAAGTTCTGTGTTGGCAGCCATGAATGAATATTTCAGCATTGACAAATGGAATTTTGGTGACACGTTTTATTTCTCAGAACTGGCTGCATACCTGCACAGATATCTTGGATCAATTATCAGTTCAGTTGTACTTGTACCACTAGACACACAAAAATACTTTGGCGACATGTACGAAGTAAGAGCAGAACCCAGTGAAATATTTGTCAACGGCGCTACTATTGACAATATTATTGTTATTGATGCATTGACCAGTACCAACTTGCGTACTGCACCTGGTAGCGGAGTAATTTGATGGCACGAGTACGCAGCGTAGATTTTCTTCCTGAAATTTTTCAGACCGATGCCAACAAGCAGTTCTTGGCAGCTACTCTTGATCAGTTGATCCAAGAGCCAAAATTTAAAAAGACTCAAGGCTACATTGGCCGCACCGTTGGTCCAGGTGTAAATCCCAACGACAAGTATGTGATTGAACCTGACAAGACTCGTGCTGATTATCAGTTGGAACCTGGTGTGATCAGTATTGATCCAGCAGACAACAGTAAAATAATTGATGCTATTACCTATCCTGGCATAACTGATTCGTTGGTATATCAAGGTAGTCCATCAACACAACCCAGCCGACTGTACACCAGCGACTATTATAGTCTTGATCCTTTTATAGACTTTGACACATTTGTAAACTTCAGTCAGTACTACTGGGTTCCTAATGGACCTGATGTAGTCACGGTTCAATCGCCAGGTGTGGCATTGAGTCAAAATTTCATAGTAAACAGAGCCAATGGCGTATACACATTTTCTGGATTAACTGGCAACAACCCTACAGTAAATTTAGTTCGTGGTGGTAATTATACTTTCCAAGTAGCACAAAACAACAAAGAAACTGTTAACTATCGAGTAACACGAACCAATGTTACCAGTTACAATATTGATAATCAACCCAATGCTCCAATTACTTTAATTCGGGGCAACACATACACATTCAACTTGTTTTTACAAGGTGATTTTCCATTCTGGATCAAAACTACTCCCACCACAGGCACAGGCGATGCCTATAACTTAGGAGTCACACGCAACGGTGCGACTGCTGGTACAGTGACTTTTGTTGTACCTCAGGATGCACCCAACACACTTTATTATAATTCCCAGAATCAAAGTCTCATGCGTGGGACCATCAGCATCATCAATGCGCAGCCTGGCGACGGTCCTGGATTTTGGATTCAAACCGATCCAGGCATTAGTGGCGAAAATCCCATCACACCAAACATAAGTTCTAGATCTGTCTATGGTGTTACCGACAATGGTACTGATCTTGGAACAATCAATTTCAACGTGCCACAGAAAACAGCACAAGATTTCTTCTACAATCTCACCAGCATTGGTTCTGTGGATCTTGTTACTGATTTGAGTTTTGAAAATATTGATGGTGCTAGACTGGATCAATTTAATGCCACCTATGGCGGTATTGATGGAATTACTAGTCTCGACAGTCGTACTTTGGTGTTTGCTAATTCTTTAGGCAATCCTGCTACTGATTATTATGATATTTGGCGTATAACTTATGTTGATCGTAGTGCAACATTTACTGGTAGTTGTTTGGGAACAACACTAACAGTAACAGCAGTTGCAAGTGGAACCATCACCGCAGGAATGAGCATGACCGGCGGAACAATTCCAGCCGGCACACGCATTGTAGATCAACTGACTGGTACTACTGGTGGCGTAGGCACATATACCATCAGCGCAAGTGTTTCACAAACATCAACAAGCATAGTTGGTGTTGAACCCTATACCTATCTTTCATTAAGCAGCATACAAACTATATTCAACTTGGAAAAATGGGTCATACGCTATGGTACAGAATATGCCAGCACTCAATGGTATAAAAATCAAGCTGGCTTTATTATTGAAATGCCAGTGCTTACTGCCAAGCTGGATACATTGTATTACCAAGATGGCACCGACCCAGAAATTTTTGGTACCATAAGACTGATCGAGCAAGATAACAGCAGCACAATCTACATTGAAGATATTTTAGGAAAGAAAAATTATACCAGTCCCAATGGTGTAACATTTACCAATGGATTGAAAGTTCAGTTTTTAGGTAATGTATCTCCTGCCAGTTATGCCACAGGATCTAACGCTTTTGTCTGCACAAACACTTCAGCAGGTATTAATCTTATTACTACTGAATCTACTGAAGGAATGGCAGTAGGACAAGAAATTATTTTCACTGGCACAGCATTTGGCGGAGTTAGTGCTGGAGTAACCTACTATGTTCACACAGTTTTTACCAGCAGTCAATTCAAAGTAAGTGCAACCAAAAGCGGTCCAGCACTGACATTAACTTCAGCCAATGGCACCATGACTGCTGTTGCCAGTCAAAATCCACAATACTATGTGAGCGGAGTGGGCACTGCAATAGAATTGTTGCCGATAACAAATTACATCACGCCAGAAGAATATGCTTCTGCTGAAGATATAGATTATCTTACCATCGACCGAGACAGTCCTGATCTAAACGCATGGAGCCGCAGCAATCGTTGGTTTCATATTGATGTACTCAATGCTACAGGTGCATACAATGACACTCCAGTTGCAATAGACAACAATCAGAAAGGCAAGCGGCCAATTATACAATTCCGCGGCGGTGTTAGATTGTATAACATGGGCACAGATGCCAAACAACCGGTGAATATAATTGACTTTACTGAGACAGATGCATTTAGCAATGTTGAAGGTAGCACTGGTTATTCAACAAATGGATATACATTTGTTGACGGCAGTCGTGTTGTGTTTGCAGCTGACGAAGATCTTGCTGTTCGCAGTAAAATTTACGTGGTAAATTTTGTGTTACCTGACACTGTAGTATTGACCAATGCTACAGATTTGCAATTTGGATTGACCTACACTATTGTAAGTCTTGGCAATACAAATTGGAACACAGTGGCAGGCACTACTGGCCAAACTTATGCAGTGGGCGATTCAATACGAGTTGAAGTGGTTGGCACTGGTACCGGCACAGCAAATTTTTCACAACCAATTATCAATCTGGTTCAAGCACCTGATGGTGAAATTTTTACAGACCAAAATACAGTGTGTTTGAGTGGAACACAAGTTGGCATTACCTACTGGTATGATGGTGTAAATTGGTTGGAAGCACAACAAAAAACCGCAATACAACAAGCACCATTATTTGATATATTTGATGCAGATGGCATAAGTTTAGGTAATAGAATTACCTACCCTAGTTCTACATTTGTGGGAACCAAATTGTTTAGCTATGCCACCGGGTCGGCAACCACAGACCCAGTATTGAAACTTGCACTCAAATATCTCTCACTAACCAATGTAGGAGACATTGTATTTGACAACAATTTGTATTCAGATACATTTGTGTATGTGATCAACAATGTAAGCACTACAGCGCCAATCAGTTCTGGATTTGTTTATGAATATGCGTCAAGAACTGCGTATGAAAGATTAATTGGTTGGCAAACTGCTCCAGTGCCAACGCTGATGCCGCAACAGTTTAAATTTGTTTACAATTTGCAACCATTACAATTGGATGTGGCTGCTCAATCAAACACAGTGACAATTGTTCCTAGTGTAAAAGTATTTGTGGGATCAATATTTCAAGATCCAGGCACATACACAGTAGCCACCACTGCTAATACCACAACTATCACATTTAATACTGTTCATGCAGTAGGCGACGTAATTGAAGTTGAGGTGCTTAGTGATCAAGTTAGCCAAGTGGCGTTTTATCAGGTTCCGTTAAATCTTAACAATAACCCGTTAAATGCCAATAGCCCAAGTTTTACATTGGGTACATTGCGCACTCATTACAATAGCATTTGTCAAAATTTAACCACCTTGCGTGGAACAATCAATGGTGCCAATAACACTAGAGACTTGGGTAATATCATACCTTACGGTCAAGTAATTTTACAACAAAGTTCTCCGTTAACTCTTGCTGGATACTTCATGAGATCCCAGCAGTATAACATTTTTGGTGCATTAGAATACAACAGCAGAGAGTACCAAAAATACAAAAATCAACTGTTAGAAGCAGTGACCAGACAAACCATACAGTATGAAACTGCATCACAAGTTCTTGATTTGGTCATAGCTGAACTTACACTGGGACGCACATCAAGCAATCCATTCTATTGGAGTGACATGCTGCCAGCCAGCGCAGTGTTCACAACAACAACCTACACAGTGAGTTATACCACCAGTCAAGTGTTTGATACTGTGCAAGTTTACAACTACACATCAGCCAATTATCTTGGTATGAATGTGTATCTTAATAATGAAATTTTAACTAGAGACCTTGAATACACAGTGGCTACAGATGGTCCACGTATTGACATTTTAGTTAATTTGAACATTGGTGACACTGTTGTCATTCAAGAATATAGTGCCACTTACGGTACCTATGTGCCTAACACACCCAGCAAGATGGGATTGTATCCTGCCTGGCGCCCAGCTGTTATACCAGTCAAAACCAGTGCCGGAGAGCAATTAGTTATACTAGGACATGACGGTAGTCAAACTCCTATATTTGGTGACATCCGTGACGAAGTGTTGTTGGAATTTGAAACTAGAATTTACAACAACATCAAGCTAGACGACAACCCTGTGCCTCTTGATGTTGTGGATGTGTTGCCAGGCCAGTTTAGAAATACTGGATATAGTTCTGCTGAAATCAACACCATACTAGAAACAAGTTTTCTAACTTATGTGGGTTGGAACAAGTTGGATTATACTGCACAAAATTACAGTGTTGGCAATCCGTTTAGTTACAACTACAGTTCCTCAACCAACAAGCTCAATGGTGATAATTTGTTGGGTGCCTGGCGTGGTATCTATCGTTATTTCTACGATGCTCAGCAACCTGAATTGACTCCTTGGGAAATGCTTGGCTTTACAGTGCAGCCAGACTGGTGGGAAATCACCTACGGTCCTGCACCATACACATCTGACAACATGAACTTGTGGGATGATCTGGAACTTGGTCTTGTGAGAGATCCAGTTGGTGCATACACATTGCCAGCTTATGCAAGACCTGGATTGACTTCTGTTCTGCCAACTGACACTGCTGGTGAGTTATTGGCGCCATTGCAATCAGTAGTTGCCGGGTACAGCCCACAGTCATTCCAGAAAAGTTGGACGCCAGGTGATGGTGGCCCAGTGGAAGCTTCATGGTGGAACTCAAGCGACTATCCATTTGCGGCCATGCGATTGTTAGCACTCACCCGTCCAGCAAAATTCTTTGCACTATTTGCCGACAGAGACTTGTACAAATACAGCATAGAATTTGATCAATATCTTTACAACGAGCGTTATAGACTTGATGCCAATGGTGTGCAGGTGTATGGTGATGGCACCAGCAAAGCCAGTTACATCAACTGGATTGTGGATTACAATCGCATTACAGGCACTAACAGTACTGTGGCATTGGAAAAAAACCTGCAGAATCTTGATGTGAGACTGTGCTACAGAATGGCGTCATTCTCTGACAAACAGTATTTGAAAATTTATACTGAAAAATCAAGTCCTAATTCAACCAACTCTAGTTTGCAGATTCCACCAGAGAGTTATCAACTGCTGGTTTACAAAAATCAACCATTTGACAGATTGATTTACAGTTCGGTGGTGATTCAAGTTGTGGATGGTGGATATGCTGTGTTTGGCTACGGCACTGCAAGACCTTTCTTTAATACATTTACCAGCATTCCAGTTGGGCAATTCCAAACATACAGTGTGGCCGGTAAGACCATTCAGGTGCCTGCGAATTACACAACCAACATCACTCAAATTCCATACGGATTTGTGTTTACCACTGAAAGTGCCGTGGCCAATTTCTTGTTGAGTTATGGAAAGTTTTTAGAATCACAAGGCTTTGAATTTAACAATCAGATCAATGGTTATCTAATGACCTGGTCACAGATGGTATATGAATTCATGTACTGGAGCCAGCAAGGCTGGGGTGATGGCAGTTTGATCAACTTGAATCCATTGGCCACTGGGTTATCAGTGTCTAAAGCACAAGCAGTGGTAGATACCATAACATCACAAACTGCCGAGCATGTTATTTTAGATCAGAATCGCAGAGACTTTCCTGTAAGAGATCTCAACATTGTGCGAGTTGACAATAACTTTAGCATTCAACCTTTAAACAATCAAAGTATAAGTTTTATTGACATGCGTTACACCAGCTTTGAAAGCATGATTGTGTTGGATAATGCCAGTTTGTTTGGTGACTTGATTTTTGAACCAGTAACTGGTGCTAGACAAAGCAGATTGTATATTGCTGGCACTACCACTACAGAGTGGGACGGCAGTGTAAATGCACAAGGTTTTATTTTAAATCAAAACAACATTCCTGCTTGGACTGGATTGAAAACTTATGCCAAAGGTGAGATAGTAACTTACAAAGGTGCGTACTGGAGTGCGGCAACTATTGTACAACCTAGCACCAAGTTCAACTACAATGATTGGAATCAAAGTGATTACACATTTATTGAACAAGGTTTGTTGGCCAATCTAGCAAACAAAGCTGACCAACTGAGCAACAGCTATGATATTAACTCAGCAAACTTAATTGCTGACAATGATTTGTTGAGCTATGGATTGATAGGTTTTAGACCTAGACAATACATGGCGGCACTAAATCTAGATGATGTCAGTCAACTTAATATCTACAGAGAGTTCCTTGGGACCAAAGGAACCAAAAACAGTGTTGACTTATTTGGACAAGCCAAATTCAACAAAGAAGTTGCTGATTATAAAATTTATGAAAATTGGGCAATACAACGTGGAGTGTATGGAGCCAATGCCAATCGTAGTTTCTTTGACTTGAGATTGAACCGTGCAGTGCTATCAAGTGATCCTAGCTTGGTACAAGTTATTGTACCAAATGAATCAAGCACTGCCGATCAACAGATTTTGCTTGGCGACGTATGGAAAAGCAGTTTTCCATTGACTACTCCAGCATTGTTGCCAACTACTAACACATTGCCAACGGACATTGCATTGCCGTCAGCAGGATATGTCAACATTGATGATGCTGATATCACAGTGTTTAATTTGGATGATCCCACAAGCCTTAATGCCAATATCAATAGCATCATAGTTGGAACCAGTATTTGGGTTGCCAAGGTCAATGACTATGATTGGAACATCTATCGTGCAGAAGCAATACCAGGACAGATTCAACACGTTTGCGACAACCTCAATGGCACTAGCAGAGTCATATTCAGTGGTCAACATGGCTTGCGCACTGGCGATCGATTGATCATACGATTCTTTGACACAGAGGTCAATGGTGTTTACACTGTGTTAAGTGTTCCAAACATAACCACAGTAAACATTCTACTAGATCTTGTGGGTGATCGCACCGTGGTTGACGGCACAGGCATAGGCTTTACACTAAAAACCATGCGAGTGGCCCAGGCCAGCGATGTGTTAAATTTACCTTATGCTCAACAATTTTTGCCTGGTGCAAAAGTTTGGGTAGATGACAATGGTGACGGATTGTGGGAAGTATTACAAAAACAAAATCCCTTTACAGATCGTCTAATATTGGCACCAGTCATACTTGATGCCAGCGAACAATATGGAGCGTCGGTAGCTCAAGCCATAGACCGAGCAGCATTATTTGTTGGTAGCCCACGTTATGGGTTTGGCACAGGCACTGCCAAAGGTGGTGTTTATTTGTATGTAAAAAATTTCAGCGATCAATACGTACCAATCAGTCCTATATTTGGTCAAGACACAGTTCTTACATTAGACACCATAGGACTACGCGGGTATGGTAATGCTGTAGATGCTGGTTCTCGAACATTTGCTATAGCTGGTGCAAGTGCCAGCCTTGGTCCTGTGCCAGCTGGATCACCAGTTAACAATGGCTATGCTGTGGTGTTATGGCGCGATCCGACTGCTGGTGAAAACAATTCCAGCCCTTGGGTTCAATCACAGTTGTTAACTTTACCCGGAACCACAACCACCACAACACCGGGTGCAGGAGAATTTGGCTACAGTGTGGCCATGAGCCTTGACGAGCGTTGGCTGTATGTTGGTGCACCAGGATTGAATACAGTCTATGCTTACGGCCAAGTGCAATGGCAAAATCAATTTTTGCAATATGCAGCCAGCGGCACTAGCAACACTGTTAACATAGCCAGTAACATACAAATTGATCAACCAGGACAAATTATTGTAACTAAAAACACCGTTGTGTTGGTGTTGAATACAGACTACACTGTTACTATTACTCCAACTGCTACCACAGTGACATTTACTTCAATGCCAGCAGCTGATGATATAATTTACATTGGAAGAAACTTCTTTAAATCATTTACAGCTAGTGGTGCTACATATTCATTGTTACCATACTTGTTCACAGTAAACAACATTTATTCGTTCTCAGTCACAGTTAACACTGTGTTGCAACGTCCTAACATTGATTACACTTACTCTGCTGGTACATTGACATTTTACAATGTTCCTGCACCAGGCGCAGATATTAATGTAACATCACAATTCTATTACGAACTTGCTGGAACAATTACACCAACAGTGGGAGTTGTTGCTGGCGCAAGATTTGGCACAAGTGTTCAATGTAGCACTGACGGACGTCAAGTTATAATTGGATGTTCTAACGCCACAGTTAACACATTAGTTGAAGCTGGTTCAGTGTATGTGGTTGATAGAAACGTACAAAAATTTATTCGCCAAGACGACAGCTCTAACACTTATACTGTGTTAGGAACTGTGACTGCACCAGTTAGTGTGCTGGTCAATAATGAGTTTTTGACCAATCAAACAGACAGTATTTTTGGTGCCAACAACACATTCTCAGTCTCAGGCAACAACATTACCATCAACAAAGATTTGTATGTGGGTGATGTGATTGAAATTGAAATCAATCAGTTTGTACAACAACAGTTAATTACAGAAAATACTGTGGCTGAATTTACAAACTTTGGCCAAAGTTTAGATCTGTGTCCATACAACTGTAGTTTGTATGTGGGCGCCCCGCAAGATTCCAGCATAGTATGGAAAGGTGGTGTGGTTGAACGCAGTGTGAACCAAGCTAGGAGCTATGGCACAATCACAGCTACTTTGGCTCCTACCAGTTTAACTGCTGGACAAACTTTGCGTGTGAATAACGTTGACATTGCTGTTCCGGCCAGTCCTAACAACACAGTAGCAGGTCTTGCCGCCGCTATCAACGGCGGCGAAGCAGGAACCAACACAGGTGCGCCAAACGCCACAGCAGTAGTTTCTACTGATGGATATTTAACTATTTTTGTGACCAACACTGATGCTGCACTCCTGGGCAATAAATTGCAATTGGCGCCGGGGTCTGTTGGCACAGTGTTTTCTGCACTTGGCTTCAATACGTTTGTATACACACAGACTATTGCCAGCCCAAGACCAATAGAATTTGGTCAATTTGGGTATTCAGTAGCTGTAAACGACACTGCCTTGAATCTTGTGGTTGGATCACCAAAAGCCACATTATATTCGCCAATGGTGTTTGATTATAACACCACAACAGAAAAAGCAGACACTACATTTGATGGTAACTCTACTTCTTTCTTTAGCTCAGTGGTCATGGTCCTTAACACTGCCACTGCTGGATCTTTTGTGATAGGACAACAGTATACAATTGTTTCTGTCGGCACAACTGATTTCACCGCAATTGGTGCAATATCTAATAGTGTGGGAGTTAGATTTACTGCAACTGGTGCTGGATCAGGCACAGGAACTGCATCTTATTATTTCACTCGATCATTAGTGCAATCAGGTGCAGTTTACACTTATGACTATTTGCCAAGCAACAGTCTCAGCGTGACCAATCCAGGTAAGTTTATATTTGGCCAACAGGTTGAAACCAATGCGGTGACATATTTAGATCAGTTTGGATATGCAGTAAGCTATAATTCTGGAGTGTTAGTTGCTACCGCACCTAATGAAGATTTTGAAGACAGCACACTCAGCAATTATGGTGCTGCCTATGTGTTTGAAAATCCCACAAGACGTTTGGCCTGGGAACCAATTGCTATTCAGCAACCAGTGGTTGACATACGACTGTTGACTAGTGTGTACATGTATGACCGAATCTCTTCTGCTAAGAGTCAATTCTTTGATTTCTTTGACCCATTACAAGGAAAAGTGCTAGGTGCTGCACAAGAAAATATTGATTACATTGGTGCAATTGATCCTGCCGCGTACAATGTTGGCCCAGTAAACAATCAAGGCGATACTTGGACTATAGTACACCTAGGTGAAGTTTGGTGGGATATTAGTACAGTGAGATTTATCAATCCCAATCAAGACGATCCAACTTATGCCAGCCGTCGTTGGGGGCAAGTGTTCCCTGGCAGTAGAGTTGATGTGTACCAATGGATTTCTAGTTCAGTACCACCTGCAAATTACACTGGAGTTGGCACACCATACAGCACTACCAGTTATGTGGTAAGCAGTCGATTAAATCAGTCTGGAACTTTTGTAACTGAATATTACTTCTGGGTGCGTGGCATAACTGAAACTGCATCACAGTTGGGCAAAACGCTCAGTGTTGCCACAGTTGCTTCATACATTCAAGCACCCAAAGCCAGCGGCATAAGTTACATTGCACCAATCAATTCTAGCACTATTGCAATATACAATGGGTTGGATTATATTGTAGCGTTTGATAGCATTCTCAGTGTGGAATTTGATCAGTCGCTCACTGAAGCCAATGTACACACAGAGTATGAATTGATCGCACAAGGACAAGCTGATGCTTTCTTAAGTGATAATTTATATCGTAAACTGCAAGACAGTTTCTGTGGAGTTGACACATTTGGCAACAAAGTGCCTGATCCAAATCTCAACTATGCTCAAAGATATGGCGTGCAATTCCGCCCACGTCAAAGTATGTTTGTGGATCGTTTCCTTGCGCTAAAAAATTACATTCGACGTGCCAATGATGTGTTTGCCTTGTATCCTATAACAGAAATCAGAACTTTCACTCTGCTGAACAGTGCAGAACCGGAACCCACAGTAGCCAGTGGTGAATGGAATCTGCGTGTGGCCAACCTGGAAATTTTAGGATTCCAAAATATCTATGCTGTGCCATTGGGTTACAAATACCTTGTGGTCACTAACAGTTTGAATCGAGGCTTATGGACCATTAACGAAGTACAGGCCACTGTTGCTGATCCATCTGTGAGAGAGTTAGTATTGAGTCGTGTGCAAAACTATGACACACGTCAATACTGGAGTTATATCAATTGGTACAAACCCGGATACAATTCCAGTTCAACAGTGGTGGCAGAAGTACCAAACTACGCTACATTGACTACTCTTACTGTAGCCATTGGATCAAGTGTCAAAGTAACTGCTAACGCACAAGGTAAATTTGAAATTTATCTGCGCACAGACACAGGATGGGACCGTGTGGCACTTGAAGACGGCACCATTGAGATTTCTGCCGAAATTTATGATTATGCATTAGGCAGATTTGGATTTGATGTTGAAGTTTTTGATGCACAATATTTTGACCAAGAGCCAGTGATTGAAACTCGCAAAATTATTCAAGCTATTAATGAAGAATTGTTTGTTGATGAGTTGAAGATTGAACGAAACAAATCACTTACCTTGATGTTCAATTTTATCTTAAGTGAATTGCTGGCGCCAGAATGGTTAATCAAAACCAGCTTGATTGATGTGCAACACAAAGTTAGAGATCTTGTGCCATATCAAAATTACATTAGAGACAATCAAGACTTTGTGAGCGAATACATTCAAGAAGTCAAGCCGTACCACGTGCAGGTTCGAGAGTTCAATCTGACCTATGACGGTGCTGATGATTATTCAGGTAGTTTGACTGACTTTGATTTGCCAGCCTACTACAACACAGATTTGACCATACCTCAATTTGTAAGTCCAATCTTGTTGCCATACCAACATGCTACTGCACAGGCATTCAACACACTCAGCGACACTCCTTCCAACAGCACACTTTGGTCTGAATGGCCATACAGCCAATGGTTTGGTAATTATTTGTTAGAAGTAGGATCAATTACTGTGACCAATCAAGGCACAGGATATACTATTGCGCCAACCATATTAATTGTACCTGCTGACGGAGATACTGGTTCAGGAGCAGAAGCAACTGCTGTGCTCAATTCATTAGGTAATATTGTATCCATAACAGTGGACAAACCAGGATCTGGATATCGTGTAACACCAACTGTGGTGTTTGATGGTGGCAATGGCACAGGCGCTGCTGCTTATCCTGTAATGATCGGCCTAGGCAATGGTGTCAATCTGTCAACAGCCCAATCAGAATTTTACAATTTGGTTCGTAGTTTTAAAACTGTTATCAAATACGACCGTTATCAGTATCAAACATCTGTGTTGACTTGGAGCACTGATGGATATTATGAAAATGGTACATTGGTTCGTTATGACAATCGTGTATGGCAAGCTAACAGCGCAGACGGCAGTAGTGCAGTAGTCGGTCCTGACTTTAATCTTGAAGATTGGACTCTTATTGATGCAGCCACTCTCAGTGGTGTAAATCGTACCATGGGCTTTTATGTTCCTGGAGTAAATGAACTTGGATTGGACCTTAACTTGTTGGTCGATGGCACCAGTTACCCAGGTGTGCAAGTGTGGGGCGACTACTTCTTGGGCAGCGCACCAGTTAGTCCTACTTTGGTATGTACTGCAACCAATGCAACAACTAACCAAATTACATGTACTCAGACAGTGAGATTGTCAATCAATGATCCAATTAGATTCTACGGCAATGTGTTTGGGGGCATTGTAGCAGGCGCAGTTTATTATGTAAATGCCATTATTGATCCTACACATTTTACAATTGCTTTGGCGCCAGACGGTTTAGCAGTTAATTTAACCACTGCCTCTGGTACCATGATTGCAGATGTACCTGAACCAATAGATGCTCTCTATGCCAGCAGCTTTACCGATATATATTTGGGACTACGTCCAACAGACATCAATGTGGATGGTGGCGAATTCATTGGGCCATACGAAGGCCATGCTCCAGAAGAATTGGTCAACGGATCAGAATACGACACACTAGACTTCCGGGTATACACACGCCCGGGCGCAGATTGGACTGGTCGTGGACATGGGTTTGATATTGGATCCTTCAATTATGAGTATCAAGGAACAGCATTAGATTGGAGCAATTTAATACAAAATCCTGTAAACATCGAAGTATCTAATGTAACCACAGATACTGATCTTGCACCAGATGTAGATTATGTTGTAGATTGGGAAAATCAAACTGTCACAGCCATTGCTGGTGCCGGCATTACCAATGGTGATATTATCAACATTGCTGCTTACGAAATGGGTGGTGGCAATCAGTTATTCCGCGGCAACTATACTGGCCCCGAAGCAGGTAATTCTGTAATAATTCCTGTAGATGCTAGTGAAATTTATCAATTGGTATTGTTTGCAAATGGCCAAAATATTTCTGGCGCAACCTGGACTCCTTATATCAACAGCGTGCCTTGGGATTATCAAAATACCTACGCACGAAAAACTGTTGTGAACAACAGCGGATCTTATTACAGAGCTTTACAGCTTGTGCCTCCAGGAATTTTGTTAGACAATGTTTTGTATTGGGATGAGTTTACACCTACTACAGAATCACTAGTTGCATTACCAGCCACTTACGGAGCAGGTGATGGTATATCTCTAACTGCTATTGGAATATCAACAGTTGCAGCTGGCAAATTTGTCATTGATCGCACTTATACCATTGCCACTGTTGGTACTACTAACTTTGTGGCAATTGGGGCTGCCAGCAACACTGTGGGAACTGTATTTGTTGCCACTGGCAACGGTAGCGGAACAGGAACTGCTACTACAAATTACAGTTGGAGTACGGCAACAACACAATATCACACTACTACTGAATCAGATGTATTGACCAATAGCATTGACCTTGAAAACAGCATGCAAGGCACTAACGTGGCCAATATAGTGGTCACAGTAAATGGCAAACGTCTGCAACCACCACAAGGTATTGAATGGACTGGTGACGGAACTAGCAGCAGTTTTGGATTGCCACAACGAGGTGTATACCCACAGTCTGCAATTATTCCAAACACTGATATTCAAGTTTGGGTTGACAATGTTTTACAAGTGCAAAATTTTGGTGCAGTAGTCGGTGATTATTATGTCACTAACTGGGATGGCAGTAACACTCCAGGCCGTCAGGTGGTGTTCTTTACTCCACCAGCAGACGGTACTGAGATTTTAATATCAGTTAGCACTATTGCACAATACTCAGTGGTTGTCGGAACACCTAGTAGATTGATAATAATTCCGCAATTGAACATAGGCGATCAAATTGCAATTACCAGCTGGAATGATACATCTCAACAAGATCCATTGACGTTGGTGTTTGTGGGTCCTGTGACCACTGGTCTTTCACTGGTTGAACCTTACGACAGCACCGTTTACGATCCATTATTTGTGGCTGGTACCAGCATTGGAACATCTACAGCTGGAACATTTGTAATTGGCGACACTTACACTATTTTAACTGCTGGAACTACTGACTTTATTGCTATTGGAGCTGCTGACAATAATCCAGGTACTGTATTTGTTGCAACTGGTGTGGGGTCTGGTACAGGAACAGCATGTCCTATCACTAGCACATACCCATCTGGACAATTTATAGTAGGCAATAGTTACACTATTTTAACTGCTGGAACCACTAACTTTGTTGCTTTGGGAGCTGCCAACAATAATCTAGGTACTGTATTTGTTGCAACTGGAAGCGGTAGTTTTGGTGCCAACGGATTAGTTTCTGGACAATCATATACAATCAAATACGTGGGCACCACCGACTGGACGTTGTTAGGAGCAGCAAGTAGTACTTTTAATACAACATTTACTGCAAATGCAACAGGAACTGGGTTAGGAACAGGAACTGCTGTGCAAGGAAATGGTACTGCATCAGGAACTAAGACTGTCAGAGATGCTTCCACCAACAATTATAACGACACTGCTGGAAGTTTTGATTTTAGTCTTGGTGTTTCTATTCCTGACAATGATTTTAATTTAGGTCGAGAAGGATTGTTGGCCGACAGACTATGGGTTACACTCGATGGTAATAGACTGTATGCTGGTGTTGATTATAATGTACAAGGACAATATTTGATATTAGGTTTGGGAGTTATTGGTCCAGCACAAGTGTTGGCAGTTACTGAATTTACTGAAAGTATTGTGCCCAATGCAATGGCGTTTAGATTGTTCCAAGACATGCGCGGAGTACAAACCACATTCCGTATTACTGCTTCTACTACAACTACTGTGGCTCAAGAAGTTTCTGCAATTGCAGATACAATCTATGTTACAGATGTACTAGCACTCACTGAACCCAATTTAAGTGATGGTATTTTTGGTGTGATCACAATTGACGGTGAGCGTATCCTATATCGTGTGCGAGACATTGCCACAAATTCAATTAGTGGTCTACAACGTGGTACTGCTGGTACTGCTGCTGCCACTCACTCGATAGGTGCTGACGTATATGATATGGGCATTGGCAATAGACAGGCACAACAGGATCAAAACTACATTGTGAGCGATACCAGCACAGGTGATGGATCTACCACAATATTCTACGCTCCAACTATCAATTTTGATTTAGCTGATAGTTCTGTTGAAATACACAGTGTTGAAGTTTATGTTGGTGGTAATCGTGCTAGAGTAGGTTATTATGCCGACCAGCTTGTGGTTGGACAAACTTATACTATTGCCAGCGTGAGTAACACTGACTGGTATGCAATTGGATTGCCAAGCGATGTGTATCCGGCACCAGGCGTGGTATTTACAGTTACCAATAATGTTGTTGCCGCTAATAGTTTTAGAACAGGACATACCTACACAATTTTAACTGTAGGCACAACCAATTGGAATTCAATAGGGTTTGTGGGCACTCCCACAGTTGGTGGCTCTTTTACTAGAAACAGCACAGTGCTAGACAATTATGGCACAGGAACAGCTTCTGGAGTAGTTGGAACAGGCGTTGCTGGCACCAGCTTGGCCAGCAACTACTATCAAGAAAGTGAATACGATCCACTAGCAATTCAGTTCCTTACTGCTAACGATTTACCACCTCCGGCTGCCGGAGTTGAAGTGGTTATTCTACAACGTAGAGGTGTAACTTGGTACGCCCCGGGGACTAGCACACCTAGTGATGGCCAACCCCTGCAACTTACAGACACAGATGCCGCAAGGTTCTTACGTGGATTATAACAAGGTAAATAAAAGATCATGTCAACTACTATGCCAACCCAGCCAGTAACTGCAAACCCTGAGCAAAAGCAGCCTCAGCCCAAGCGTCCTAACGAGCAAGGATCTTTTTCCGTTGAAGCTCATGTGCGTATTTTTGATCCAAAAACACGCGAAGTTTATGTGGAGAAACGAGCATGATTATCACTCCAGGATTGGCTCAAATTCAAGGTTTTGTAAAAGTCTACGATCCCAACAACGGTGAAGTTTTTGTAGATAAGAAAAATGCAATTCACTACGAAAATATATCAATTGCCATGGCACAGTCCCTGAGCAATAGATTAGATGCGAACGGCAGCCGTTTGGGAATTATATATTCTATGGCGTTTGGTAACGGTGGAAGCTCTGTAGACCCCACAGGTGTGATTACATATTTGCCCCCAAATACCACAGGGCAAAATGCCGGACTTTACAACGAAACTTATTCCAAAGTTGTGGATGATAATTCGGCTGCTAATACAGATCCTGAAACCAATTATATGTCAGTACTGCATACTTCTGGTACTGTGTACACAGATATCTTGGTAACTTGTCTGCTGGACTATGGCGAACCACCACAACAACAAGCGTTTGATAATTCAACCAACTTTAACGGCGAATATGTGTTTGACGAGTTGGGACTAAAATCCTGGAATGGTAGTACAACAGATTTGCGCTTGATCACTCATGTGATTTTTCATCCGGTACAAAAGAGCTTGAACCGACAGATTCAAATTGATTACACCCTGCGTATACAGACGCTGAGCAACATAAATGCTGTATAAATATAGAGAGATATAGGAACAAGGCGACAAACATGGCATATACAATTAATCTAACAAACGGCACAACGTTTGCTACCATTACAGATGGTACTGTAAACACCGCCAGTTCAATGACGTTGATTGGCAAAAACTATGCTGGATACGGCCAATTTTTAGACGACAATTTTATTCATTTGTTGGAAAACAGTGCCAACCCTACAGCACCCCCTGCTCCGCTTACAGGACAACTATGGTGGGACAGCACGCCCAACTCGGTGGGCAGTCCTGGCACGCCATGTTTGAAAGTATATTCGGGCACGGGTTGGAAAGTTATTAGTGGTGCTACTGCGTCAGCATCAGCACCTTCACCTGCTGTGCAAGGCGATTTATGGTATGATACATTAAATCAACAACTCAAAGTGTGTTCAGTAGCCGGCGCTCCGGGTACATTTATTGTGGTGGGGCCAGCTTATTCTAGTGCCCAAGGGCAATCTGGTGCAATACCAGTTTCTATCACTGACACCCTTGGCGCAACTTACGTTGTTACAGGATTATACGCCAGCAACGGGTTGGTTGGTATTATTAGTAATGCTGCTGATTTTGTACCAGTTGATGCTGGTATCGCTGCTGTCTTTCCTAAAATTTACAAAGGTTTTACTGTTTACAATACTGGTAACACCAGCGGCAACATCAGCAACCCTGGTAATATTAAACTGGCAGTTGCTGACAGCGTGATTGAAACAGTGGCCAGCACAGGTGTGTTTGTTACAGGATTGATCAGCGCAACAGGTAATATTACTGCTGCTAACTTTGTTGGCAATGTAATCCCCCCAGCAGGCGGGGCAGTAAGCACAACAGGTAATATCACTGGCGGAAATCTTCTAACCGGCGGAATAATGTCAGCAACTGGCAATGCTACAGGCGGTAATTTGGTCACAGCTGGCTTGGCCACAGTGACTGGTAATGTCACTGCTGGCAATGTATTAACAGGTGGATTGATCTCTGCAACAGGCAACATCACAGGTGGCAACCTTCTGTTTGGATCAGGCATTGTGTCAGGTACAGGCAATATCACTGGTGGCAACGTGCTGTTTGGATCAGGTAGAATTTCTGGCACAGGCAACATCACTGGAGGCAACCTGCTGTTTGGATCTGGTGTTGTTTCTGGTGTGGGCAACATCACTGGCAGCTATCTGTTTGGCAACGGTAGTCAACTTACTGGATTGAGTTCAGCTGTTAGTGTTACTAAAATTGAAAATGGTACTTCAGAAGGTGCCATTGGATCAGCAGGCGGCAATATTGCATTTACTGTTGCTGGTGTTGCTAACGTTATGGTCTTGGCCACTACCGGTGCTGTTGTTACTGGTTTGAACACACCTAGTATCGAGCACACTGGCACAAATGCTGTGGGCAACATTGGATCATCTAGCAGTTACTTTAATCGATTGTTTGCTACAGCGACCACAGCCTTGTATGCTGACGTTGCAGAACGCTTTGCAGCTGACGAAGAACTAGCCCCGGGCACAGTGGTTGAACTGGGCGGTACAGCTGAAATTACTAGATCCAAACAAGATTTGAGTGAAAATGTGTTTGGCGTTATAAGTACAAGAGCAGCCTACCTAATGAATGGCGGCGCCGGAGAAGACAACACGCATCCACCAGTTGCAATGACTGGCCGTGTTCCAGTGCAAGTAGTTGGAGTAGTGCGCAAAGGTGACAGATTGGTATCAGCGGGCGACGGTGTTGCTAGAGCTGCTCAACCAGGCGAAGCCACAGCATTCAACGTAATTGGACGAGCATTGGTTGACAAACCCACACCTGGTCCAGGTACAATAGAAGCAATTGTGACCATTAAGTAATTAGGACAAGGCAATGACATATTCAAGTGGCGGGTTAATTCAAGCATCAGACTTTAACGGTTTTGTTAGTACTGGAAGTCCAAACATCAATAACATTTGGAGTACTGGCTCAACCGACAGTGGCTGGGGACAAAGCGCTCTAAGCACTGTAAGTATTGGTGGAACTGTAACTGCTACAAACTGGGCCAGTTTGGTCAATACACTTGCCAGTATGGGCAGTCAGACTGCTACTACCATTACTAGTAGGTCAGCTCCTATCGCAGGCCAAACCATCAGTGTGCTTGCTGCCGTATCAACCGACATTACCAACTGTAACACCAATCGCGCCAACGCCGCGGCTGTTGGTAGCACAAGTACAACTTGGACTGGATCATCTGCCAAAACTACTACAACTGGTTCTGGTAACACTGCTTGGACTATTACTTGGACACAAACTGTGACGTTCCCATCTGCGGATCAAGCTAGATATTTTTTCAATGCAGGCGGTAGAATCTACATAACCATGAACAAATCATCCACTGGATTAGACAGTGATGCAGACTGGAATACATTTATCGGCAAAGTTGGTACAATCAGCTTTACTGGTATTGCGGCATCTAAAACTCTAGCTGGCACCGCATATACAGGAACTAGTAGACAAGGTGGTACGGGCGGAACTCAAACCACACTATCCACAGCTACAGGTTGGTATGCATTGACCCCGGGTGCAGCGGCTACAACTATATTCCAATTGAATGATGATTTATCAGTATACACAGGCGATACTGTTATTATAACTGCTGCCAAAAATGCTGGATCAACTGTAATAACATTTGTCACAACTTGGAACAGCACAGCTAGAACTGGCGCAGGGCAAAACACTCAAATTTCTGGTGGTACTGATACTACTTCGCCATTCTCAGCATACGGTACAGCACCAGTAGTGCTTTGCCGATTTGTTCCGCCATCAACAACTTATCTATCTGATTCGTGGGGCACACCCACAGTAGCAAGCTCAGTAGCTTAACCAAAAGGGGCTGTTGCCCCTTTACTTTTCTCTGTAAATCCTATACAATCGTAACATGAACACTGACGATTTAATTTTGCACAGCCGTGCTCGCTTTGATCACGTGGCTGCCAAACGCATACTCCGAGAGAAATACGAAGCTCGAATGATATTTGCACACAGCGGTGGCATGTGGCGTGCCGGACCTGAACTCCTAAACATCTTGGCCACTGTGCCTCCTGGCTATGCAGTGTTGCTAGACTTGTATGAAACCCCTGTACAAGTTCGGCCTGAAGAACTGCGCGGCTTGGCCATGCAACGTTGGCAAGAGCAAATGAATGCATGGCTGGTGGAACACAATGAACTTAACAACAAACGATGACTACCGGTGCACTGATCTTTGCATTTGATACAGAACACACCCGCTACTTGGACATGGCAGCATGGTGTGCCGAACGAGTCAAAGATTTCTTAGAAATTCCTGTGGCAGTGGTCACAAACAATCCTGCTGCTGAAAACGAAACTGCGTTTGATCATGTGATCTATGCTGATCCACTGGGCACAAACTCACGTTGGTTCGGCGACATAAAACAACATGTAACCTGGCACAACAGCAACAGAGTTGATGCATATAACCTAACCCCTTGGGATCAAACTCTAGTGTTAGATGCTGACTTTGTGGTCAATAGTGAAGATTTAAAAATGGTACTTGACAGCCCACAAGATTTCATGTGCTTTCGATCAGCATTTAATCTTGCTAGACCTGAGGAAGAATTTTTGAACACTTTTGGCACATACCAGTTTCCCATGTACTGGGCCACTGTTATGATGTTCCGCCGATCAAACACCTCACAGTACATATTTGATACCATGCAGATGATTCGTGAGAACTGGACGCACTACAGAGACCTGTATCACGTCTCACAACACACCTACAGAAACGACTATGCACTGAGCATAGCATTGGGAATTGTGAGTGGACACACCTTAAAGGTAGATGCCATACCCTGGGGCATGCCCAGTGTGGTACCCGAAAACAAACTAACGCTTGATAATGAAACATTCTGGAACATCGAGTACGAAGATGCACAAGGCAAACTCAAAACAGTCACGTATATTGGACTGGATTTTCATGCCATGGGCAAAAGAGATTTAGGAGCAATAGTTGAAACCCATAGAAGAACAAGGCTATGTGATACTAGCCTTGAACACGCCCCAAGTTGACTACTTGGATTGTGCTAGAGCACTGACAAAAACAATCAAACAATGGAATCCTCATGCCAGTGTTTGCTTGATCACTGATCAAACTCATGCCAACGACCCGCTGTACAATCACTATCGTGTGATTGATAATGTCAATCGCGATAACTTGTATGCAAACGACTGGCAAGTGTTTTTTCATTCGCCCTATCGCGAAACCATCAAACTAGAAGCAGACATGATGATTGCCAGTTCAATTGATCATTGGTGGACTATGTTTAGACATCGTGATGTTGTGGTGTCAACAGGATGTAGGAACTGGCAGGACCAGGTCAGCACAGCCAGGCACTACAGAAAAGTGTTTGATGCCAACCACTTGCCTGATGTGTACAATGCCATAACATACTGGCGATTGAGCGAAACAGCTCGAAATTTTTTTGTGTTGGTGCGTGACATATTTGCCAACTGGACAGAGTTTAAAAAGTTAATACGTTTTCCTGAAGATGTGCCCAGCACTGACCTTGTGTATGCAATGGCAGCAGACATAATTGGCAGAGAACAAGTTACCATGCCATTTGCTACGTATCCACGGATTGTGCATATGAAACAAGCACATGCCGGGACACGCACTCAAAACTGGACCAACGAGTTAGTATGGGAAATGGATCCCATGCGTATACAAACTCAAACGCAATGGGGTGCGTTTCATTATCATGTAAAGGACTGGCACTGTGACCCCTGAAGAGTTTTGGGACATACTACACAGCATGCCTGAACCCCAACCTGTGTTCTATCGCTTGTACTACAACAATGCGGGAGAACCTGTTTGTTACAGCATGGAAGATCAACCAGGCTATTACATTGACATTGATGCTGAAACATTTGGCCTTGCACCTCTCAACGTGCGAGTGGTCAATCGCATGCTCAAATACATTACTACACGCACATCAGAAAAAATTGTGCCCGGCACAACAGGCACACTGTGCCATCCGCAGTCAGTTGCGGTTGTGGTCACACAAAATGGAACACCATGGAGCAAACAAACATATGGCCTTGAATCAAATTGACATAGCAGACTTGGACTGCATTTACCTATCATATGACGAACCACAACGAGAAGAATTTTGGATCAAGATTAGGAATATGGTGCCTTGGGCACAACGGGTGGACGGTGTTATGGGGAGCGATGCGGCTCACAAAGCGGCAGCCCGGGCGAGTAGTACGGATAGATTCATTCTCATCGATGGCGACAATCTCCCCGATCCGGCGTTCTTTAATCAAACACTTGTTTTTCATAGCAAAGAATATGAGAGTGCTGTGTTCCGGTGGCGGGCACGTAACCATGTCAATGGATTGATGTATGGCAATGGCGGCTTGAGTTCCTGGACGCGAGACTTTGTGGAAAACATGCGTACTCATGAAGCCACAGACGGATCTGTAGAAACACAAGTAGAGTTCTGCTTTGATCCGTTGTACTGGCCCATGTACGACTGCTACTCAACAACCTACCCCAATCAATCCCCATTTCATGCATGGCGTGCAGGCTTCAGAGAAGGTGTTAAAATGTGCTTGGATCGTGGGCGCAAGCCCACCACAGCAGAATTCCAAGATCGTGTGCATCAACGCAATTTAGATCACTTAACCATTTGGCACAACGTTGGTGCCGATGCAGAACATGGATACTGGGCCATGGCCGGCGCACGACAAGGCACATATATGACCATGCTTACTACCTGGGATCACACGCAGGTGCAGAACTTTGATGCACTAGCTGCACTGTGGCAAACTGTAGAAACTTCAGAACCCAGACTATTAGCCGGTCGTCTGGCAGAAGATCTCAACACACAGTTGGGCTTGCCCATGATTGTGATGGAAGCTGAACAAAGCGAATTCTTTAAACGGCACTACAGATCAAACTGGCACAATGCCGGCATAATGACAAGAGAAATTGACGTGATTAGAAAACAAGAAGGTTGGTAATATGAAAATGCATCAATCTAAGATATTAGAAAATATTGGATTATTTAAATCAGCACCCACAGCTAATCAATTGATGCGCGATCATGATGGTATGTATTTGGTATGGAAAGTAATTGAATACTTTCGCCCTAAACACCTATTAGAAATTGGGTCTTTTAAGGGCCAGACCTTGGGCATTATGATGGAAGCAGCTGGACCAGATGCTAAATTGGTATCAGTTGATATTAATTGTCAATGTCAAAATTTATTTGAAGAACTATTTCCTGGTAATACTGTAAAATTTATTGAAATTGACAGCAATAATTTGACCCTAGATAAAAAATTTGATTTTATTATGATTGATGGCGATCACACATACGACGGAGCTCTAAATGATTTAAAAAAATGTCTACCACTAATGCACAATGAAACTATACTTTGTATGGATGACTATCATTTCTTTGACGGTGTTGCACAGGTAGTAGAAGAACATCTATTGGGGCAACATGATTTTGTTCCATTTTTGTGTGGATTACAGCAAATGTTTTTTTGCCATAGTTCAAGATCAATGGTAACGTTTATGAACGATTATTTAATTAACGATGCAACAGATTTTTTTCAATTTGATCATATAGATTTTCATAAATTTCGTGTGTTAAAATCTCAAATATATAGTAGAGCTATTCTTGAAGATAGTAAGATATTTCAATCAATACTGGAATTTTACGATCTATGAATAATAAAGGCGATGAAGTTGCATCAGACTTTAAATCAAAGTTCTTAGGTGATGCAGAGTTTATGAAGGAAAATCTTGGGCCTGCACTGTGCCTGGCCAAATGGAAACAGGTAAGCCTGCACTTGCCCACAGGACTCAACAACTCCTGTTATCATCCGCCGCTACACAAGATCCCTGTGGAAAATCTTGCAGCCAATCCAGGATCCTTGCACAACACACCGCACAAGAAAGCGCAACGTGTGATGATGCTACGGAACAAAAAACCCCCAGAGTGTGAATACTGCTGGAACATGGAAGCGGAAAACAAACTGAGTGACAGGCATTATCGTTCCGGAGAACCCTGGGCCGCAGTAGACTTTGAAAAGATAAAGAATTCCTCAGGAGAAGAAAATGATATTATCCCTAGCTACGTTGAGGTTAATTTTAATAATGTGTGTAATCTCATGTGCAGTTATTGCAGTCCGCAATTCTCTAGCAGCTGGCAACAAGAAGTGGACCGATCGGGCGGCTACCCTACTGCTCGTGTTCACAATGATCCTGGGCATTTTGGTGGAGATCGCAGGGTTATACCGGTTAGAGAGCATAACCCTTATGTAGAAGCATTCTGGGAGTGGTGGCCTACACTATACCCCGAGCTTGTACACTTCCGCATGACTGGTGGAGAGCCATTATTGGACCGGAACACATATAGAGTTTTTGATCATGTGCTGGCCAATCCGTCTGCCAAACTGCATTTGAATGTGACATCAAACTTCTCCGTGGATGAGAAATCATGGCAGAAGTACTTGGGTTATGTGAAACAGTTATGCGACGGACGTATCGAACACTTCATGCAGTATGTGAGCTTAGACGGATGGGGCTCGCAAGCAGAATACATGCGCCACGGTCTGGACTTTGACCTGCTGTGGGATAGAGTAAATCAATTCCTAACAGAGGTTCCCAGTTATAACAGTTTAACGTTTATTGTTACAATGAACAACTTGAGTGTGACCAGCTTGGAAAACTTGTTTGCTGGAATCTTGGGCCTGCGTAAAACCTACTCTAAAACTTATCAGCGTGTGTGGTTTGATACACCTGTACTGCGTGAACCTGCCTGGCAGAGTTTGCAAATCCTACCTGAAAGCTATGCTGAACGTTTAGAGTACTTGTGGGCTTGGATGATACGTTGGACAGAAACTGCTGAGGATCCATTCCACGGATTTAAAGACTATGAACTTGCTAGACTGGACAGAGACATTGCGTGGATGCGAGCAGGCCAAGGTCAAGATCATTCAGTTGCAAAGGCAGACTTTTATCGTTTCTTTTTGGAACACGATCGCCGTAGAGGCACTGATTTCCTAAAGACCTTTCCTGAAATGAAATCATGGTGGGCAGAGTGTGCATATCATGCTCGAAATGCATAAACTCATATGTGATACCTTTTGTGAAATCTATCCGCAAATAGAACACTATTGTGATGACGCCTTTTGGGACTTTAATCAGCATGAGCCTGTGGCAGGCAGTGTAACAGTAATCAGCAGGCAAACATTCAATCAGCATTACAAACAGATTAAAGAATTAGCAGAGGCAAGATTCTTTTATCCTGTGCTGGCCAATCCCACAGAAGGATCAATCACACTAAAACATCAATGCGAGCGTCTGGGTCTGATTGATTTACTAAAGCAACGCAAAATGGCCTTGGTAGGATGTGGAGATATGGAGTCTGAACTGCCGCACTTGTTCTATGACAGCTACCTGTGCAAGCCATACGAATATCAAGAGAATCTAGATCAATGTGCCAGGACGGACGAAATATACGCCAAGTTAGATAAACCCTACAAGTTTTTGTTTTTAAATGGACGCACAAGACCGCATAGAAAATACATGATTGAAAGCCTGCGCTCCATACTTGATCAAGCATTGTGGACCAATCTTGATGTCAGTCCGGTATATTCGCATGTCTATCAAACCGATCTGTTGGCACGTCAGACAGAAATAAAACTACTGCCCGAATACTACGAAGTTCCAATGTTCTATTCTGGACTGGCACTAGGGCACAAAAATCCTTTTGTTAAAAATGAATTGTTCAACAACCTGTGGGGCGAAATCTACATACAAGCAGAGCCTTATATTGATACCTATTTTAGTCTAGTAACAGAAACTGTGTGCGACTATCCCTACAGCCTGCGCTCGGAAAAGATATACAAACCCATAGCAATGGGCCATCCTTGGATTGCGACAGCTAATCGGGGCTTTTATAGAGACATACGCAATCAAGGATTTCGCACATACGATCATTTGATTGATGAATCATTTGACTCAATAGACAACAATCAAGATCGATTGGACAGAATTGTAGCAGTGGTACAGGACCTGTGTCAACAAGATCTGGCAGAATTCCTGGTTGCGGCCAAACAAACAAGTAAGTATAATCAACGGCATATGGCCGACTTGGGTCCTAGAATTCGCGCTGAATTTCCTCAGCAGTTTCTGACCTTTGTTGAGCAAACCTTCCGACTCAATGAATGATTTAGAATTCAAACACACAGTATTAGACCCTCTCTCAGCCAGTTTTTGTGCAGCAAAATGGTATAACGCAACCATCTGGTTAGGAAGTGGACAGACCACAAGCTGTCATCACCCGCCAGCTCATTTGGTAGATCGCGACGCTGTGACTGCCAACCCTCGGCTATTGCACAATACTTCACAAAAGAAAGAAGATCGTCGCCGGATGATCAACGGGGAGCGTCCCCCTGGCTGCGAGTACTGTTGGAAAATTGAAGACATGGGCCGTGATGCTGTTTCAGACCGTGTGTATAAATCACGGATATATCCTATAGAAGCATTACATGAAGCTAGAAATACACCATACACTGAAGACGTCAACCTCCGTACACTTGAGATTGCTTTTGACCGTACTTGTCAGTTTGCTTGCAGTTATTGCAATCCCGCTTTTAGCAGTACTTGGGTACGCGATATCAAACGGAATGGACCATATACCCAATTGGTATCCGATGGTAGGAACCATTTTACTCACGCTCATGATAGCGCACAATTATATGATTATGGAGAAAGCAATCCATACATTGATGCATTTTTTAAGTGGTGGGAGTCGGATCTGCATCGCACACTCCAAGAGCTCCGTATCACAGGAGGAGAGCCCCTTATGTCTGGTCACACATGGAAGCTCATTGACTGGTTTCGAACAAATTCAGGCAAGAGTTCAACACGCCTGGCTATCAATAGCAACTTAGGTACACAAGTGGACATTGACCGATTGCTAGACAGCACAAAAGGCATGGCAATTGACATATACACATCAAACGAAGCTGTGGGCACTCAAGCAGAATACATACGCGACGGGTTGGTCTGGGCGGACTGGATGCACAATGTAGAACGTTTGTTGAGCTCCAAGCAGTTCCGGGGCATACATGTGATGTGTACCATTAATGCACTGTGCTTGGATAGCCTGAATCAATTGCTAGACCGCATAGTAAAATGGAAGCTAGAGTATGGGCGTGATGCCATAAGTTTCACATTAAACATCCTGCGTTTTCCGTCATTTCAGTCACCCTTGGTGCTACCAGATGATATACGCACACGCTATAGAGATCAGCTGGCTGACTTCATGGTGCGACACAAAGGTTATTCTTACTTGCACGAGCATGAATGGAATCACGTACAGCGCCTGGTAGATTATTTGGATGTGGTAAAGACCCCGCACTCAGATGCATTTGAAATGCCCAAGCTGTTGAATGACTTTAAACAGTTTTTCTCACAGTACGATTCTCGCAGATCAAAAGACTTCGGAACTGCATTTCCCCAATTAAAAGAATGGTACAATGGATTGAACAATGTGGATTGAACCAAATACATTTCGCACAAGATTCCGTCATTTGGTAACATCTGGCTGTAGTTTTACTAGTAATTTAATAGTTCCAGATGGTAGTCCATTTGCTTGGCCCAATATGTTAGCCTCATGGTGCGGATTAAAAATACACAATTTAGCAGTACCCGGTGCTGGCAATGATCATACTGCACGAAGTTTGATACTATATTTGGAAAAAAACAACTTAGATCCTGCTGAAACATTGGTATTACCAATGTGGTCAGGCGCTGGCAGGATTGATTGGATTACAGATCGATTGTCAAGCAAATTTCGAACTCAATATCCATTTGAATACAAATACGATAATGATAATGAACTAACACTAGGAGGCCATTGGTGGAACAGTAAACGCTCAACTCATTTGATTAAATCTCTGCAAGAGTATTCAAAATATCAGTCTGACACCAGTTTTGCGTTGGCCACTTGGTTAGCAATAGAGAACATTAAAAATTATTTGTTAACCAATGGATATTCTTTTTATTTTACAAGTATTTTTAGTCTCAACACGCCTGTGTTACGAGATGCACATGCACTAGATTTTGTCGAGCAATTAAAAAAAATACAACTGTCGTTAGATATGAAATACTGGTTGCCAATTGCGGATCAAGATTATTATGGCAATTGGTGTAATAGAATGAATATGTTAGCAGACGATGGCTTTCATCCTGGCACAAACGCCAATTTGGAATGGCCGCAGCAGGTATTAGTACCGTGCTTAAAACAACTTGGAATAATTGATGAGTGAATACAAATACAACAGCACAGATTTGGTACGGCCCACAGAATTAACTAGCCGTGAGGAATTCTTATTAAAAGATTCTAAAACGTTTTGCATTTATCCCTGGATTCATTTGCATGCCTACCCCACTGGCGAAGCATACCCCTGCTGTCATGCTGAAATGAAGCCGGGTATAGTGGGCAATTGCCGCACAAATACACTAGAAGAAATATGGTCAGGCGAACCCATGCAGCGGCTACGTGCAGACATGCTGACGGAAACGCCACACGCTGCCTGCACACGTTGTTATGAGCAGGAAGAATCAGGATTCTTTTCAGGCCGCAAGTCAGCAAACAAACATCACGGGCATCACATAAAGAAACTGGATCAAAATCCTTTTGAAATGACCTATTGGGACATTCGTTTTTCGAACCTATGCAATTTAAAATGCCGTAGCTGTGGGCATATCTTTAGTTCACAGTGGTATCAAGATCAAACCAAATTAGCAGGTGGTGATTGGAAAGCTCGCAACTCAGTGCTCAACTATGCAGGGCGCACAGAAACAGACATGTGGGAACAGTTAATTCCGCACCTGGACCATGTGGAACAGATCTACTTTGCAGGGGGTGAGCCATTGCTGATGGAAGAACACTACCGCATTCTAGACGAGCTGGTCCGTCGCAGACGCTTTGATGTTAGACTGATCTACAACACAAACTTCACACATACTGATTTAAAAGGTAAATCTGTATTTGAATATTGGAAGCAATTTCGATCAGTAGCAGTGGGTGCCAGTCTAGACGACTCGGGCAGCCGTGGCGAATACATTAGAAAAGGCACAGACTGGACTGTAGTAGAGCAGAACAGACGTGACATGTTGCGTGTGTGTCCCGAAGTGGATTTCTACATTTCACCTACCTTGAGCATAATGAATGCCTGGCACCTGCCCGATTTTCATCGTGACTGGGTTGAAGCGGGCCTGATCCGCGCACAGGATTTGAATGTAAATATCCTACAAGATCCTGTACACTATAGAATAGACATTGCCACAGCGGAATACAAACAAACACTCACAGCATTGTATCAGAGTCATATCCATTGGCTTGACGGACAGGATCCTTTAAACCGTGCCACACAAGGATTTGAATCAGCTATTACCTTTATGAATACCACAGACAACACACATCTAATAGATACATTCTGGCGTAAAACACACGAGTTAGATGTGATAAGAAACGAAAACATATTGGATGTAATTCCTGAATTGGCAGCATTAAAATGAACATACCACACGATAAATTTTGCGTATTGCCCTGGGTGAGCTTAGAAGCTTCGCCTATTGGTACTGTGCGCCCTTGTTGTCTGGCAGACGACGAACTGGTAGACGATACAGGCAACAAGTTCTCACTGCTCACTGCTGACTTTGCGAGTATACAAAACTCACAAGCCATGACACGCCTGCGTGAAGAGTTCCTGGCAGGTAAACGGCCACAAACATGCCGCAAGTGCTGGATGGAAGAAAGGTCTGGACGCACATCAAAACGCATGCACACCTTGGACAGAATGAAGCACATGGGCATAAGTTCGGAATGGACCACAGCAGCCAAGCCACTAATGTTCCTGGATCTAAAGCTGGGCAATATCTGCAATTTAAAATGCCGTATATGTGGATCATGGTCATCAAGTCAATTTGCCACAGAAGAGCTAAATGACATGTCACCTGATGAGGACAAAAAGAAATCATTTCCTTATCAAATGCTACGAGCTGGCGCATGGCCCAGAGAAAATCAATCATTTTGGACAGAAATTGATCAGTGTTTGAATGACATACGCTACATTGAATTCACCGGCGGCGAGCCATTTATGATTCGGGAACACTTTGCCATGTTGCAAGGCATTGTTGATCGTGGTATTGCACATCAAGTGGAAATACACTACAACACAAATGGCACACACTATCCTGCAGAAGCCGAGTCAATCTGGCGTCATTTTAAAACAGTAGAAGTGGCATTCTCCATAGACGATCTAGGCGAAAGATTTGAATATCAACGCACCAATGCAGACTGGGCAGTAGTACTAGATAACATCACAAGTTTTCAATATCTTCGAAGTCAAATGCCCAACTTGCGGTTGCAGTGCTGTAGCACAGTGAATGTATTCAATGTGCGTTACATTGATCAACTGGCTCAATGGATTGTGCTACAGGGCTTTGATTTTGTGTACTGGAACATGATGCATGATGCTTGGTACTTTTCAATTGCCACGCTGCCAGATTCTGCCAAAGCTGAAATTGCTGAACACCTACGTTCAGCAGACGTACCCACACAGTATCGTGAGGAATTTGATAGAATCACGGACTTCATGAACAACGGTGCCAGCACAGACGGATTTATGACTGTGATGAAGATCCGTGACTTGGATCGCAAGCGGCAACAAAATTTACGCACAGTAGCACCCGAACTGGCTGACATTTTGAATTATCATTATGACCAATAAAATAACATTGTTGAGTGAACGACCGTTGACGTTAAACAGCATGTGGCTGAGTGATATCATTGCCCCGCACTTGATGCTGGAGTATTACGATTCAAATAAAACATATAACAAACAATCAACAGTGTTTTATGCGCCGTATTATGGACCAGAGTCGCCCATACAGCAACAGTTTTTAGAAGATGGATTTAAGATTGTGTATGATAACTTATGGGAAGCGCCGGTTGTTGACACGTCAAAATACATCATGCAGCACTGGGATTGGATCAGACACTATGAAAGTTTATGGTACCGACATCTTGGGTATCACACTTATCAGCCTAATAGAAATTTTAAAAAACTTGCTCTCATGCCCATGCGTCTGGTCAAACCACATAGAACTCTAGCAGCAGAAAAATTACAACCCTGGTTGCATGATTTTGTTTGGAGTTACGTGTATCAAGGTCGAGAATTGCCCAATGGCGGAGATGCAATTAACGATTGGAATACGCAAAGATTGTTTCATCATGAGTGGTATGATGATACTTGTTTTAGTTTTGTGTCCGAAACGTATGTGGAATTAATTAATGACCGTGTGCTAATATCTGAAAAGGCCTACAAACCCATTGCATTTTATCATCCTTTTGTGATACTGGGTCCTGCAGGCATACTACAATCTTTAAGGAATTTTGGGTTTGAAACGTTTGACAACTTGTTTGATGAAAACTACGATACAGAACTAAATTGGCATCAACGATTGGATTGTTTGGTTAAGAATGTAAGTGAATTCAAAAAACAACCTTATGACATGCTAACACAACAAAAAATTCAACACAATCATGCATTGTTTTTTGATCATGCTGTGAGTTGCAAATATATCAATGAGCAAATTATTGAACCTCTTTTGAATTATGCAGAAACCTGACACCTTGTGTATGGCCCCCTGGACTCACACATACCTGAGTCCGCAAACTGAACGGCGAATGTGCTGTGCGTCAAGAGAACCTGCACAGAACTTTGAACAGTATATAGATACTAAAAGTGGCACTGGTCGATACATCCCTGTCACCCTGGAAGAACACTGGAATAGCCCACACATGCAGAGTGTGCGCAGACGCATGATGGCCGGAGAAACCTTGCCCGAATGCGAAGTATGCAATGATAAACTGCTAAACACAGACGTATACCGCACATACTTTTGGCATCTTTTCCAACACAAATACGATGATGTAATTGGTAAAACAGATCTGAATGGCCGCACAAGCATGCTGCCTGTGAGCTGGGATTATCGATTCTCCAACCTATGCAATTTCAAATGCAGGACCTGTGGCGACATGTTAAGCTCAAGCTGGGAAACTGAACAGCGCCAGCATCAAATGGTTGACTGGACTAATGCCAAAAACGCATGGATGCAGCCGGATGTGCGCAGAGAAATCTCTCAGTTTCAAGACACACAAATTGAAGAAGAATTCAGTTCAGCTGTGGAACAGCACAGGGTAGAAGAAATCTATTGGGTAGGCGGCGAACCTTTAATGTACGAACAGCATTGGCGTTACATGAAAAGAATTATTGAATTAGGAGACGGAAAAAATGTTTATGCTAGATATAATACTAATCTCAGTCGTGTTGATTATGGGGGCAGCAATCTCTATCGCGATATATTGGCACATGTGCGAGACTGGCAAATCTGTGCCAGCCTTGACGGAACAGGAACGATTGGAGAATACATACGCACTGGCCTGGACTATGGGACTTTTATAAAGAACTTCCGCCAAGGGCTAGAGATAGCAACAAACCCGCGCCAAATGCGTCTGGACTTTACACTCACACTACCGGGCATGTTTGAAGTGGATAACATGATGGCACTGGCTGAAGAATTGGGTGTGCAAATGTTGGCTAAAGTGATATTCAGCTTTGGCCCAGATATCATTATGAGCCCACTTGCGCTGCCCAGATCAATACTGGATCCATGGGTTGACGAACTAGCAGGCCGCTCCGCTGGCGCCATGCGTGATGTACTGCTACAACTAAAGAACCGTCCTACATTTGAGGAACAATGGCCAGATACATATCGCGCAGCTCTTGCAAAAGGTCGGGCCAGAGTGTTAAAATTAGAAAGCATTCGCACACAAAAAATTACTATGGCAGAAATACTTGCTCAAAGACCTGCGGTGCTAGATTGGTGGAATGAAATTGCTTGATCATATTGAAATAGACCTACGCGGACAAGATAGTGTGCTTACTGTGTATATAGACGTACCAGACAACAGTTTAAGCCGTCGTTGGCTGGCTGCGCTAAATGATATTATACGAACTGATTTACATTTAGAAAAGAATTACTGTTGGATGGGATGGACAGAAAGTGAACGAAATGCCGGATACCTTTGTGGGCAAATTAACAATAGCATTAATCATATTAACGGAAGTGGCCTTGGCTATCACATTGATTGTGATGCTTACTCAGTAGACAATGTGATACAGCCAGACCTGGATGTTGATCATGAACGCATGAATCAGCTGCACAGATATTTTGAAGATCTACAGGGATGGTCAGGTGGCATCAGCCGCTATTATAATTCAGCTGATCCTGCTACACGCTGGCACATACGCCAGCTAAACTTGCTGTGCCACGAATTAGAAAGTCTTGTGTTAAGCATGCGCAAGGCAGTTCAAGCACCCGAATGGCGTAGGCCTAGTCAGTTGATGTGCTGGCTAAACGCACCGCGTTTTGCACTAGAGCCCGAAGACTATGCACTGTTTGGTATAGAAACTATCAACAGAAGTCTAGGCGGTGTTTATTTGGGTGTAAATAAAGCAGTTGGCAAACATCACTGGGAGGTGTTCAATGATGAAGGCAGGGATAGTCGCATTAGCGAACTGGTTACTACAGGACTGCGTGTACAAACTCAAGCCGCTGGCGACTTTGATATTGAATGGGCCCGTGACCCTGGCGCTTATCACTGGCAAAAGACCAAGCTCGCAGAATTCCGTACCTGGTTACTGGACAATGGGTTTGATCCAGAGGACAAAAGTCTCACCATTGGTCACCCAAAGGTGGCGCAGGTTGATGTGAAAAGAACATTTGGCACAGATGATTATCAACGTATTTGGGCACAGTTGGCCAGTCATCTTGATGTGTATAGCATACGCACCAGTTGGGGTGAAGCCACATATGAATACCACTGGAGCGATCCAGACTATGCTGAACAGCAAATAAGGAGACTGAAATGAAATGGATTAGAAGAATTTGGAACAGAATCACACTGGAGATTCGCTATCGTCGAAAGCTAAAAGAACTACGCAAACGAGATCCTTTTATCTACAAATGAATATCCTAGGCATTTCAGCAGGCTTTCATGATGCTGCCGCTACTGTGATCTCACCGTCAGGCGAGATATTGTTTGCTGGACATTCAGAACGTTATTCAAAAAAGAAAAATGATCCTGACTTTTGTCAAGGGCTGTTGGATGATGTGCTAGAATACAGCCCAGATGTGGTTGCATACTACGAGCGCCCTTGGTTGAAACAACTGCGTCAATGGTATGCAGGACAGGGCATCGAGTGGAACAAACTCACAACTCAGCAAATATTACGTCAACAACTAGGCGGCCAGATTGAGCCAGAACGTGTGTACAACTACAACCATCACTTGTGTCATGCGGCAGCTGGATTTCAAACAAGCCCTTATCAGATAGCCACTGTTGTGGTAATAGATGCTGTGGGTGAATGGGATACTGTGTCAATCTGGGGAGCAATGTATGACAAAAACTATCGTGCAACATATAAGAAACTTTGGTCGCAAAGTTATCCACATTCAATTGGATTATTCTACAGTGCTATTACTCAGCGCATTGGCCTACACCCACTAGACGAAGAATACATCACCATGGGCATGGCCGGTTGGGGCACACCCAAATGGACCGAAGTCATGCGTGATGTGCTAGTAGACAATCCAGAAGAAATTCGTTTTAAATCAAACTTACACACAGGCCTTGATCCCAAGTTCATGAACTGTGCGACCAATGAAGATATTGCTGCTTCGGCACAGCGTCTCACAGAATATCTAATACATCAAGTTATGACTAGAGCCAGAAACTTTGGCTGGAGCAACAACTTGGTTTACATGGGCGGGGTAGCACTCAACTGCCTGGCCAATAGGAGGTTAGGTGAATACTTTGATAACATATGGATTATGCCTTGTCCTGGTGATGCTGGCAGTAGCCTTGGCGCCGCCGCTCTTGCACACGGCCGTCGTGTTCATTGGACTGGTGCTGATCTTGGCCATAATATACCTGGTGCTTATCCTGTTGAGCGTGCCGTGGCTGCTCTTCTCAGTGATTGTATTGTTGGTGTGGCAAGTGGCCGAGCGGAATTCGGACCCCGAGCACTAGGCAATAGATCATTGTTGGCAGACCCACGTGGCTCACACATAAAGGACCAAGTGAATTCAATCAAACGCAGACAAAAGTTTAGACCGTTTGCTCCAGTCATACTAGAAGAACTAGCTGATCATTATTTTGTTATGCCTAACTGTT